ACGGCCATGGAAAGAGCTCCTTACTTGGTGGCAGTGAGGGGACGCTTCCAGGCATCCGCCTGCTTCGCGCGGTAGGTGTCCACCGGGGAAGCGGGGCTGCGGCCGGCGCCCTTGAGGGCATCGCGCAGGTTGGCGGTGCTGTCAGCGCGGTCGGCAGAGTCTTCCTTGGCTTCGCCGTCGCCGGCGTCCTCGGTGTCATCGCCTTCCTCTTCGTCGCTGTCGTCCTCGGAGTCGGCGCGAGCGACAAGGATGCCCTCCACGACGCCCTGGATGTAGGCGGGCTCAGCGTCTTCGCGGGGGGCGGAGCCGGTGAGGTTCTCGAAGGCTTGGGTGTACAGAGCGGCGTCGTCGATGCCGTCGAAGTGGAAGTCTTCGGCGAATGCGGGAGCCAGCTTCTGCAGGGTGGCGAGGCGGGCGGCGACGAGTTGGTCGAGCTCGGCGGTGTCGATGCGGCTTGCGCCAGCGTCGACTTCGGCCAGGCGCTCTTCGAGGGCGTCGGCGCGGCCTTCAGCGGTTTCTTTCTCGAAGGAGAGGGAGTCGAGATCTGCTTGGAGGGCGTCGAGCTTGGAAGAAAGCTCGTCGCGCTCGTCAGTCACAGCTTTGAGTTGGCGCCCCATGTCCCGTGCGAAGGACTGGACCGCGGTGGCTGCTTCTGCGGGCAGATCGATCTCCAGGCCGTCGAGTTTGACGGTGGCCATAACGGGAGATGCAGGTTGACAGGGCTGGAGCGCCGATCCGCTGTCGCGGATCCACTCGGGATCGAAGGAGACGGCGTCGGCCGCATCCATGCGATCCATTAGGAGTCGAACCTCCGGGCCAGCCCGGCCGCGGGGAACGATGGCGATGTGGTTGACCCGGATGTTGCGCTGGACGCCGGCGTACTCCTCGCCCTCGGGGGTGAGGCCGGGGGTGGGGTCGAAGTCGACTTTGTAGCCGGCGGACACCTCGGTGGCGTCCTTGCGCTTGATCTTCTCGATGGCGTCTTGGTCGGTGACAACCAGGGCGACTTCGACGAAACCGTCGTTGTACCGGACCTGGCTACCGGAGTAGCCGATCTGGAACTGCTTGGTGTTCGCCGAATCGAGCAGGACCGGGGGGTGGCCCCAGGTCGCGGGTTTCATGCCGAACGTCGTGAGGGAGTCAGGGTTGCTGACCTCCTCCGGCGGGCGATATTCCCGAACTTGAGAGCCGTCTGCACGTCGGTAGAGCTGGGTCCCCGTGCGCGCCGCACGACACCAGACGCGGAGGTAACCCTCCTCGGTGGTTTCGCTTCCCGTGATGGGCGCGAAGTCGTAACGAGAAACAGACGTTTCCATGGCGTCAGATTACGTGGTTTCGGTGTAGTGAGTAGCCTTAAACGGTGAGCGAGTCAGCGGTGTGGCCATTCACAGGCAGCTGGAGCTATGTCGCAGAATTCGTGTGCTACGTATTACTGCTGGACTGACACAAATGCAAGTTGCAGAGGTGCTAGGAGTCAGCCAAGCTGCTTACAGCAGGTTGGAACATGGCGAGATTGAGGTATCGATTAGTAAGCTGTTTGCTTTGGCTGAGTTGTACAGGATTACTTTGGAGCAGTTGATTGTAGGGATCTAGGCGTTATACACTTCTGTGTGCCAGACAACGGCACCTTCGGCAATTAGGCGGCGCTTGATGTCTGCAGCTTCGTGCACTGGGCACAGCAGAGTCTGAGCGCCGGCACTGTTCCAGAACCACAGGCGGGTGAAGGCGTGCTCGGGGGGATGGGCGGGTTTCACCGGGGGTCTGCTCAGGAGCGGCGTGTCGGCGGCTGCAGCAGGACTGGGGCGTAGTGCTGGATGAAGTTGTCGGTGCGACCGAAGCCGCGGGGTTTGCGCCGGCGCGGCTGGCCAGTGCGGGGGTTGATGGGTACGGCCTCGGTGGCGGTGCCTTTCGCCGAGAGTTGAGCCTGGATACCTCCCGGCAGTCGGCGCTGGTCCGGAGCGCGATAACCAGGCTCAAAGCGACGACGGGCGGCCTCGGTGCGCAGGCGGAGTTCGCGCAGGGTGGTCTTGGTGGCCATGCCTGCAGCTTCACCGGCGGTGGCCATGGTGTTGCCGATCTGGCCGACGCGGCGGACTTCTTCGCGGGCGGTTTGCGCGATGGCACCCTCGGCGTTGCGCATCGCGGCAGCGGTGTTCTCGCGCATGCGCTGGGTCTTGGACTTGCGCGGGGGTGCGGCGGCGAGGAGACCGCGGGGTGTCAGACCTGAAAGGCGCGGAGGGCCGGAGGGGGAACTGCCTCCGCTGCTGGAGGTTGCGGCGCCCTTGCCACGCCGGGACAACGCATAAGCCCCGACACCGAGGGCGGCCACACCTAGACCCGCGGCGATGGCCTTGCCCGTCGGAAAGGCGCCTTTTTGCCGGCAGGTCTTGCCAGCGGAGATGAAGCCCTGGCCGCAGGCGCGGCCGGGGGCGTCGAGGCGGAGCGTGGACGGGGTCAAAGCCACGGATCAGACGGCGAGCTGGTCGAGCTCGGGGGAGAAGCCGGCGGCGTAGACGGAGTCGCGGCGCCCAGGCAGTGGACGGTCGTAGGCGCTCGAGGCCCAGCCGGTTCCGTGAGGAGTGGACCGCATACCCGCCGTGCGCATCCGGGCGCCTTGGTAGGCACGGCGTGCGTTGCGGCCAATACCCGCTGCTCCCCCGGCGCGCTTGAAACCGGCCACTGCACCGAGGGCGGCCTCTTGCCCAACGCCGAACGCGGCAAGCTTGCCTGCTTGAGCCGCGTACTCCTTGGAAAGCTTTTTGTTGCCTTGACGGGACGCCCGCGAAGCACCCGCAAGACTTCCTGCAGCAAGACCCAAGTTGTAATTTCTAAGACCGCGTGATGCCTTGCCTATATTTCCTGTCATTATACCTTCTACTATTTGCATGCCCCCTACGCCTGCGGCAACACCGGCGCCAAGATTGGCCGCAAACTCACCAGCGCGTTTGATCTTGTTACCGGCTCCCTTGGTAGATCCTGGGGTTTCCCAAAACTTCTTGCCTTTGCCGTAAGGGTCATTCCGAAGATCGCGAAGGGCCGGCCCTGCCTTTGTCCCCGCACCTTTCGTGCACTTTTCGCCCTCGGAGATGCTGCCGTTACCACACTTGAGGTCGGCGCGGACAGAGGAAGGAGTGAGGTTCATAGCTGTATCGAGGCGGGCCCTGATGTAGGAGCGGCTGCGGCCTTGGATGCCGAGGTCGCAAGCGGCGAGGTACTCCTGAGGGGTCAGGGCGTCGTTGCGGTCCATCTTCTTGGCGTAGCCGCTACCGCATCCGCCGTCGCAGGAGCACTTTTTGCCTTTCGCGGCGCCGCAGCTGCAGTCGCTGTCCATCGGGGCCTTGGTGGCCTTGGCGTTCTTCGCGCTGCGCTTGCGGTTGGTCTTGGCCTTCGGGGCGTCGTCGGGCTCGGCGCCTTCGCGGGTCTCCTCAGCGGCGGATTCGGCGCTCTCGTGGGCTTTGCCCTCGCCGGGCTCCATCTCCATCGGTGGGCGCTTCTTGGTGGCGGCGGGCATAGCAGTAGGGCGACGCCGCCCAGGATGTGATAGGCCAGTGTAAGAACCAGTTCCGGCCTAGGACAGCGGCGTTGGGGCGAGTTGCTCGAACACCGCGGCCTTGTTGAGAGAAACAGGCTCGGTGCCGGCGCTGGCGAATGCTTTGGCGACGTCGGACTTATGCGTTTTCCGCATAGCTGCGTAGTCCGGATCCATCGAGGCCACGTCGGCGTCCCACGGGGCGAGGTAGCACCGGCAACGCGGGTGCAGCGGCACCTTGATTTCGGCGCGGCGGTAGAGCTGGGCCGCTCTCGGGGCGCAGAACGGGCAGAGCCGGTCGTCAGCAGTGGCGTAGTACATCACCAGCTCGATGCCCTGCGCGGCGTAGTACGTGTTCGAGGCGTCGTTGTAGGCGCGCAGTGACTCGGTGCGCACAATCGCTTCAGCGCGGGACTTCACCACACCGAGCCGAGAGCGCATGTCCTGCACCATGGCGTCGGTGGGGCGGCCTTCGGCGATGCCTTGGGCGACGGTCTCGGCCGCGGTCTCGGCGAACTTCTCGCCGTGGCGGCGCAGGTAGCCCTTGGCCTGGCCGGCGGCGGCGATCGTCGCTTCCAGCGGGATGGAGACGTCGACCCGCGGGCCGGTCTTCACCTGACCGGTGAGCTCATCGGCGACGGTGATACCGAAGCGCCCAGCGGTGCCCACGAGGTTGCGCAGGATGCGGTCGTAGCCGTCCACGGCGTTGGGGTTGAACGACGGCACCAACATCCGGAACTCCTGCAGCAGGGCCAGGTTGCGTTGGGCGGGGTCGTTGTAGCCCGCCTGCATGTGCACCCGAGCGCGGCGGACCAGGCGGTTGAAACTCGCGTCGAGGACGCGGTTGAGCATGGTGATGGTGCCGCTCTCGGAGGTGTGGAGGAGGCGGTTGTAGCGCTCAAGGAGTTCCACGATTGATTTCAACCAGGGTGCGCTGAAGGAACAGGTAGTCGCCCATAGCTTGGGCGCGGATGACGGGGCCGTAGGACTCGATGCGACTCCATAATTCGGAGACCGGGATTAGGCCGAGGGTGGGTGCGTCCTCGGCATCGGTGCGGCTTCGCTCGAAGTACTGGGCATACTGCGCAGACAGATCACGCCCGATGGGGGAGCTGAACTCACGCTTGCCCTCCAAGAAGGTGACGAACTGGGCTGCGCTGTAGCTCCGGCCTTGGGCCTTGCCTCTGTAGATGGCTTCACGAGCTTCACGCCGTTGGTCGCGCGTCACTGCGATGTCGACAACGGCGCGGGTGGCACGGCGAAACCGCTGTAGCTGCTCGGATTCAGGGACGCCGTAAGCAATACCGTTTGCCAGAGCTTCGCAGTTGTCCTTAGTCAGAGTGAACTTGTAGTCGGTTCCCGCAATACGGATGGCACGCTTAACAACTTCTTCGTTTGTGAAAGACACGCCGCGTGTGTCGGCGAAGCCGGGCTTCGGGGCCTTCTGCAGGGGCGTCATCGCGGCCTGAGATGTCTTGACACCGGGTTTCGTCGTGCCAATCTCGGCAATGTCTGTCCAGCTGAAGCGAGACTCTTTGGTGTTGGCAATTACGGCGCGAACTACGCCGTCTTTGCCCTCGCCTAGGTAGATTCCAAAGTGGGCGGCTGGGTCTTTTTCGTGCCTGAAGTAGACAACGTCTCCGGGCTTGAGACCAGACTTTTGAGTATAATAATACCCCATGGCCTCACTTGTGGATTTGAATCCTGACTCTTTCTTCATTTGACGAGTCAGATCTTTGATGGATGGGCTGGCTGCTAAGGGGGCTTTGGTCGGGTCGCTGATGTTCTTGAGGTTGTAGGCGACGCTGCCCGCGACGGCTATGGCCAGTGCACCGCCGGCTACCGCGGCAATGACCGCGGCCTTTTTCCGGCCATCCGTAGCCTGAGTTGCAGGCGAGGGGGCATCAGCGCCTTCGCCTTTCCGACACTCATGCGCCTTCGGGATGTGCGAGGCGCCGCAAGGCTTTCCCAGGCGGGGGTTCTCCTTGAAATCGGCGCGGGCGGCCAGGTACGTAGCCGTGCGGATGAGCTCGGCATCACCGCGGTTGCGCTTCACTTCGCGCTTGGCCGCCTCCAACGTCATGCCGGGGTTCTGCCGCATCAGTTGGTAGGCGGCCTCGCCCTCGGTGGAGGGGCGTTGGCGCTGGCGCGCCGGCTGGGTGCGGGGGACCGCGCCGGTGAAACCCTCACGCTCCAGGATCTGAAATGCCTCGCTTCGGCCGACAGTGCGCCCTTCGATCTCGGAGGCGGCGGAGACTGCCAGTCGATCACTGATGGTGTACATGCTGCGGGGCGTGCGCGCCACTTCACGGGCGTGGTACTCGCGCAACGCGAGTTCGGCGTGAGATGGGCCCTGGACCTGGCTGCCGGGGCGCACCAGCCCGAGGACATACTGCGCGCGCGACTGACGCCCGTCGATCATCGTCTGTTCCACCCCCGATTCTCGCATCGCCTTCGAGAAAAACGAGGAAGATGAGGCGTCCTCGATGGAGGATGCTTTTGACCTATAGAAATCGTTGAAAGTACCAAACGTTTCGTTGTAGACAGCTCTTGCTCGGGTCTTGGGGCTACTTGTTAGTGTCTCTTCTAGGCTTTGTGTAAGCTGTGCGCGCACACGATTATTGCTCTGACCTGTAGGCAGTGTGCCGCGTACTACTCCCTGGATGAAGGTACGTTGATCAGCGGGGGCGAGCGTGCGAGCACCGCCGCGTAAAACGGTCACTCGGTATCCCTGCTGTTGCGCTAGATCGAGGAGATCGGACTTGTACTCACCGAGGCGGCGCTCTACTGCGTCTTTAATCGCACCACTTGTGAGTACATCGTCCCCCTGGAGGCCGAACTGCCGCGCCAGGAACTCATCAGTAGCAGGGCGAGCAAAGACGCTTGCACGTTTGTCGCCAGTAAGCCCTACACCGTCCTCGACGCGCGTCACACCCCAGAAGGCGCTCTGATGTTCCCGGTTCCAGGCGGCGAAGTCGGAGTCTGCGCCTCCATGCTTGCCGTTGACGGTCTGCAGCGCCTTCACGAGGTTGGTTCGGGCGTCTTCCTCAGCACCGGTGACCCGAGTTCGCGCAAGCTGGCCGGTCAGAACTGCTGAGGCGGGGTTGGCCTGGCGGGTGAGCTGCTCTTGAACGCCGGCAGAGACAGCTGCGCGTACTCGCGCTCGCTTGGAGCCGATGCCTGGGATGGCGTCCAGCACACGGCTGACACCAAGCCGCGTGGCATTGTTGATGTTGGCGCCGACACCATTGCGGTAACCAAAGGTGTCGCTCTTCATCAGCAACGCGTGGATGCCTAAGCCACCAGTTACTACGGCGAGGCCGATGCCGATTGCCCGCGTGCGATCTTCCAGTTTTTTCTGCAGTTCTTTCTTCTGCTGGATATTGCCTGGGGCGATCTTGACCGAGCCACGGATGATCGCGCGCTTACCACCTTCAACTTCTGAGAAGTTGCCTTTTACAATGCCTTTGCTGACGCGACCAAAGCCGCGCTGAATGTTGGCAAGTCCACCGAGCGGATCGGTTTTGACCGCACGCAGATGTGGATCAGCGCCTTGACCTTTGAGTCGGCAGTCCCACGTCGGCGGAATGCAACGATTGCCGCAGCGCACGTTGGGTGGGTTGCACTGCACGTTGCGCGTGGTCTTGCGTGCGTCCAGCCGCTCTCGGGCGGCCAGGTACGCCGCGGTGCGGAAGCCTTCGGGCGTCAGGGGGTGCTGGTTGTCCATCAGTACACCTCCCATCCGGCGCGGAGGGCTTCAAGTTCGCCCTCGGGGACGGGGGACAGCCCTGCCACATTCTGCCGAGGGAATAGAGCGGCCACGCCTTGCTTGGCTGTGCGCAGTGAGGCGAAGCCCGTCACATAGGGGCCCTCGAGCAGGGCGCCATCCATCGCATCAAACCGAGCGCGGTACAGCTTGTAGCTGCGTGCGCGGTTGGGCCCGAAGACCATCAGCGGGGCGTTGGCGCTGGAGTCCGTGCGCTGACCGTCGGGCCCGACAAGGTGGCCGGCGCGGATCTCACCGGCCGTGTGCGTGACGCGGATCCGCAGGCCGTGGGCCTCGTAGTTGTCGAAGACGTCGCGACGCTTTGCGGCCGGGTCGGCCTCGGGGGGAGCTCCGGCCTCGGGTGGTGGCGCTTCTTGCATCTGCGGGTTCTGCATTGCTTCGGCCTGAGCCTCGAGACTCATCATTTGCATTTGGAAATCGGCGTCAGTCTTGGTCCGCATTTGTTCCGATACCTCGTCGTTCAGCGTGGTCTCGATGCTGTACTCCGTTCCGGCAAAACGGGATTCACGTACTTCAATAGCGTTGAGGACGCCGAGGTTCACGTACTGGGCGTCGACCTGGGCCATTTGCAGGCGCAGGGCGGCTTTTTCGCTGTTGGTCTCGGTGAACACCGAGGGGAAGTGGGTCGCCCAGGACGCCGGCGGCCTGCCGCGAAGCGGGCCCTCGCGGGCGGCGAGGATGTAGGAGAACACCTCGGTGACCGGGGTGCGGCAGTACACCTCCTGCCACTGCTCGACCAGCGAGGCCCAGACGCGCTCCTCGAAGCGACCTTCCTTGCCGAGACCGCCGGGGGAGTCGCCCATCAGGATGGAGGCGGGCCAGCCGGTGGCGGCCTGCAGATCCTTGACGAACGGATCGGTTGCGGTCGCGATGTTGGCCAGGGCGCGGTTGAGGAACTGCAGGTCCTCCTCGACGTCGACCACCATGCCGCCGTACACCGAGCGGCTGAGGTTGTTGGCCTCCAGGCGCTTGCGCAGGTCGCTCTCGTTGCCGGAGGCGATCCGCTGGAACAGGCCGGGGATCTTGTGGACGAACAGGTCGGCGTCGGAGGTCATCGACTCCAGGCCCGACATGGCCGACTCGTAGCGCTTGAACGACTCCCAGATCAGCTGCAGAACGCTGTGGCCCCAGCCGGTGTTCCGCGCTCGGACACGCCAGGGCAGGTACAGGCCGTCGAACCGGGCGACGCGTGAGCTGTGGATGCGGACGTTGACGTACGGGCCGTCCTGCTCCGGGGTGATGCGCTGACTTGTTGTGATCCGGTAGTGACTGGGCTTGGACCAGTCGGTGATCGTGAAGTCCTCGGGGATCAGCTCGTG